GTTTGGAGCGCCGACAATAAGTTCTCCGTCATCGCCTGTAAATTCTGAAATTGACAAATGTTTCTGGATGAACAGATTCGGGATAAGTTTATTTGTATTGCTCAATGGAAGATCATCAACTCCATGGCAACGAATGCCATCTAATTTTGGAGAGGCTATTACAGGAAATTGCAAAAGTTCGGGAATATAATGTTCCGCTTTCATTGGCTTGATGATTGCGTGATTATTTTTAATAGGCATTATATCTATGTCCTAATGTTGAATAATAAAGTGCTGCCGTTTGTGCGCTTGGAATGGTACGGAAAAGGCGTATCGCTGGAACTTGTAAGATTCTGCCGCCCTGAAATTTTACGTAAATATCGGCGCGGCATACTTCCTCTTGCAAAATAATTTCTTTTATTTCTCCACTCAAATTTACATAATAGGCAGTATCGCCCTTTTTCATGTTCATAAAATTAATCCTAATTCCTTCATGATTTTAGGATAGCGAGCGTCATTAGATTTTATGAATGCGCCATTATACATAACTCCTTTACGATCTTTGATTTCGTTATAAGCGTATTTTACGCAATCAATATAATCAAGTTCGTATTGTTGAGCTAACATCTGTAAATATCCTAGGGAAAGTCCTATGGATGTATAAATAATATCCATGTCATTTTTTAAAATCGCATCGCCTAAATTTCCGAAACATATTCCAATGGATAATATATGTCCATCATAGAGGGCCGGATTCCCTGGAAGTGAGTCTATATAAATAATATCATTAAAAGCAATATTATTTTGTTCAGCAATAATACGCAAAACGACAGAACAATCGCCAATATCATCTTTGATTTTATTAGTGTAATGGCTAGCATCTAACGGCAAAGATGAATTTGTTATATCATCTGCCAATTCATAGATATGATCGCACAACTCACCGAATTCTGAAATCAATTTAGCAAATTGAGCTAACGAATTAGAACCTTTAATAAGATTTCTTTCTTCTGCCCAAAACTTGATTTTATCAAACGTGCTTTCGATGGTTGACATTATTTTTTATCCTCCAAGCTTACAGATCCAGGAGCGGTAGCAAAGGCCGTGATTGCATTCGTCTGATTCGACCCGTCCTTTGTCATACCGAAATAGAAACCATAAACCTGTTTCAATTCGTTGAATAAATATCCTAAGACGGTGCCGATTATTGCCGCAGATGTTGGATTAGTTAATTGCGAGGAAGCGAATCCGCCAAAAATTAATACAGTCAAACAAATAACTCCCACTGTTAATATGATGGCAATTGATGGCCGTATCCAATCTTTTGGTTGTTGCGCGGCAAGTTTGCGGGCACTATCCCGGTCGGACGCTTCAGCCTGATATTGCGCCGTAGCCGCCACTAATTGATTTTGCGCGGCAGTCACTTGTAATTTTTGCAATTCGTTTTTTGAATTGATTTGAATTTCTTGCAATTTTTCAGCTAATGCCGGATCGGCAGCAATCGCCGCATTCAACGCGTCCGGCGTATTCGATATTCCCAGGCTTGAAGAGATCAAAGCCCCTACTGCCCCACCTGCCGGGCCTCCCAATAATGTTCCCAAAATAGGCGCGGCCTTACCAATGGCATTTTCTAAATCGCTCCAGTTCATGATTTTCCGCCTTCTATTAATAAGTAATTTTTCATTTCTTCCGGGCTTTGATACGATTCATATCCCTGCATCATTAGAACGTAATAGCCGCCTATTTGAGGATCGAACGAATCGACATAAGATTTGTCCACGAAAAAATCATGGTCACTGTCAAGACTCCGAATTACCGCGCCGCCTTTTATTTCTGGAATAATTTCACTTATTTTCGCCGCCCATATATGCCAATTAGGGCGATATTTTGGCAATTCAATTTCTGTCATTTTAGGGAATATCCTTTTTCGAATGGTTCGGCAGGAGAAACCGAAAAATATCCGTCTTCGTAATATACGATATAAGACCCAACGACAGGATGATGCCTATCTATAAAGGTCTTTGGCAAATGGTATGCTCCAGACGTATTTTTAAGAAAAATAGAAGCGTCTCCGCCTTCGTGAAAAATAATTTGTGTGATCTGATCAGCCTTTACGACTTTATGGCATATATATTCTGGCATTTCGTCAAACATAATAAGATCCTTATGATACAAAAATTAATAGGTTAACTACAATTGCAATGACTATGATAACAAAGATATCAAAACTCCATTTCTTAAGTTTTCTTTTCATTATTCACCCGATGCGTTTTTATTTATTCGATCTAATTTTTCCGAGATATATGTTATAACAACTTCATCAACGAATGTTGACCATGTTCTATGATTATCTTTTCTACATGTATCATGCCCGCATCCAAAAACAAATTCGTTTTCCGCCCCTGGAATAGGACCGCGAAAATAGGCACCATAAGGATCTCCGTTTGTGTGCTCATATCCCCAAGGGCATTTTATTCTGTATTTTCCCGACATATTTTGAACCACGTCACCGCCAGATCCTTCCCCCATTTTTAAAGCTGACGTTATTTTGATCGCGAGCTTTAGCCAGATGGCGTCCATTTTGTATTCATTTTCATCAAATACTTGTTCTCGCTTTATCGGAATAATAATTTCAAACTGAAACGCCTGAGCTATTTCTTCAGGAGTATAACGATTAGCATAATCAGATTCTACAATATGGACTTGATATTCTCCGTTTTCATATTTATAAGCCCCCGTTTCATTACGCTTGTTATTAACGCCGCAAGGCATTCGACCATAACGCGATGCGTCTTTTATAGTATGGTCTCCGCCAGCCTGCAAAACGTTAGCGACGAATCCAATTAGGAGCGCCCTAAAATAGAGAAGATTTTCTATCGGGTCTTTTAAGAAATACCATAATTGATAATTATTTGGAGACGTTTCCACGATGACTGTCGGCGGCAATATAGACTTGAAATGATCTAGATCTAAGCCACCCTTAGACCCTGTTCCGTGTCCTATATCATCCACCATTAGGGCCAATCCATGTCCAAAAGATGCGTCGCCGCGCCAGAAACGCATTTCTCCGTTTTTTGGATTAACTGTTTTTATAGAAGAAGAAATACAAGCGTAGCAATTAGCGTTTACATTAATTGGTTTTCCAAGTTTCCAAGGAACAGGCCACCATCCAGCATTTAATTTTTTTCCGGTAGCGTCAGTTTGTACTGTTGCCTCGCTAGCATAACCGGCCATGACACGTTCGGTGTCTGGGATCGTGCTTTGCAATTCCGTTAAAAATTTTTCTGCAATTTCTGTCGTTTCTCGTCTATTCATTCGTAAACCTTTAATTGTCTTTAAATTCTTGATAACAGTTTCGCATTTTTGTTCATTAGAATCAAACGATTTCTATTGAAAATTTTCTTAATTTGATTCAAAATTGGCGCATTACTTTTCATAACTAAATTGACCAAAAATGACAATAAACAAAAATCTGTATGTCGGTACATTGATCATGAACGGCTTAGGAGACCGCCGCGACGTATCCCTTAAAAAAGGGGTTCTCTCGTGGCTGACGGCGAACGGGGGCCGTTACCGACACTCTGATGGGACTTTAGTCGGTAAAAGCGTTCTGCGACCTGTCTTACAGACGTCTACTGTTTACTTAAATTTAAATCCTGACCTTTTATACAGGGCGATTACCCACACGGCGAGAGTGAGAGCGTTTAGAGAAAAATTGACCTTCTCAAAACCTATCTATCTTATTGAAACTAAACGATTTTTTCTCGGCGAATACGGAGAAAAATTCAGCAAAAAGACGGGTTGGGCGATGGATAACAAAAATCAGATCCTTCTCGAAACGATTAATTTTTTTATTCCGGAATGGATGGCAATTGATGACGACGACGATAAAGCTTAACGCACAGCAGGAAAAGGCCGTAGCTCTTGCTGTGCAATGGTACAAAGATTATAAAAAAGGGATTACGACTAAGAAATATTTTTTTCTGTCTGGCGTTGCTGGAACAGGAAAAACTTTTATTGCAAAATACATAGCGGAACTTTGTTGCGGATTAAAAAATTCTATTTTTATCGCGCCAACTGGGAAAGCTGCCAGCCGACTACGGCAAAAAGGATGCCGTAACGCCCAAACAATGCATCGTTTTATCTATAACTTTAAAGGAGAAAATTCAGACGGCGATTTAATTTTTTCAGACAAAAACGAATTAGAATCTCAACCGGATCTAATCGTATTAGATGAGGGGAGCATGGTAGGTTTATATGATGCCAACAATATTTTTTCTTATAAAATTCCCGTCCTTGTGCTGGGAGACGTGGATCAGGTTCCTCCTGTTCGAGATAAACCGTTCTTTACCAAAAATAATATGGACTGCAAACTTACTCAAATTGAAAGACAAAAAGAAAACTCAAATATTATTAGAGCTTCAATCGTCATTAGAGAAGGCTTTTCTTTGCCAATTCGAGAATATGACGATGTAGCAATAAGAGCTGGTAGACCAACTTCCAAATTATTAAAAGAATATGCCGCTGAAGATGCTCAGATAATCTGTTCTCGCAACGCAACGCGTCATTCATATAACAATCTTATTAGGGGCCTCCTAGGGCATGTTGGGGGAATGCCGTCTATTGGGGAAAAATTGGTCTGTATGTTCAATCAGCACAAATATGATTTTATGAACGGTGAACAATGTATATTAAAGTCTTTGGAGACGCTCCCTTATTCGGATACCAACGATAACGACCTGCCAGCCATTATGATGGCTAACGTTTTTAGCCTTACCGATAATAAGATGATACGTGTTAAATTCAATCCTGACTCATTCAGCCCGGATATAACGGTAAGAACAGAAGCGCTAAAGCATGCTGGCGGTTTTGATTTTGGATATGTAATGACAGTCCATAAATCACAGGGTTCGGAATGGCCGAAAGTTATGATACTGGAAGAGGTCCTTTCTCAAGTCCCTTACCGTTTGATGATGTATACGGCAATTACTCGTGCGATGGAAAAATTAATCATTTATCTAAATCCATAAATTATTGTTGGTAATGAACAATAGCGGTGATATACTACAAATCTCGATAGAGAAACTCACAAACAAAATTTTAGAGGTTAAAAACCATGGCACATACAAAAAAAGCAACAATTGAAGATTCCGCCCCGATTGACATTTCACTCGATAGCGTCGTATTGAAAGAAGACGATACCGCTCTCACCGATGACGGAGCACAGACTGAAGCTTTTCCCGATCCGCAGATTTCTGAAGCGGATGAACTTGCAAACGCTTTGGCTGTTGAAGATGCCGCCTTTCTCGCCGCGCTGAAAAAGCTGGACGATCAGGAAAACGAGCTTAAGACCAATATTGATTTACTCGACGCTGCCGAATGGGAAAAATTCGACGCGAAAGAGGAACTGCTTGTCGCTCTGGCCGGTCAGGAAAAACAATTTCGTGTCGAACGTTTCAAAGAAAAACTGGCTGACAAACACGCAAGCAAATTTTCGTCAATTACTGAAAAACGTCTGCGTCTGATCGATAACGCCGAAGCTTTTAAAGCAGAGCAAAAGCGCAAGTCTGACGAAAAAATCGAAAACGAAAAGCGCAAACTGGCAGCAAAGATCGCCAAAAAAGCAGAACGCGCTGAAAAGACCGCTGAGAATAAAAAGCTTCGCGAATCCTCTCAGAGCGAAATCAAAAAGCAGAAAGAAAGTGAAAACCAAGAACGTAAAAATCGGCTTGACGAGCGTAAAGCAGAATTGGAAAAATTCCCAGGTCGTCGTCGCAAGGCTACCGATTTCGTTTATATCGGCGAAGGTTTTTCAACTCCGCAAAAATTTTCAGTTCGCGGCAAAGTTTATCAATTTTTGAAAGATAACTACACCGTCGGTTCGACAATCAATGTCGAATCCTTTGGCGAACAGGTTAAAGGAATGTTGTTCGGTGCCAACGTTCGCAGCTTCCTCGGCAAGTTGGAAGAATTCGGCCAGATCGATTTTGTAACTCCGGTTGATGTTCCGGTGGAAGCTGAATCCGACAAGGTCGCGCTGCATGACGATTTTGCAGATGAAGATGAAGATGAAGGCGATGACGATTTTGCAGACGAATCGGAAAACCAAGACTAATACTTAAGATATTCTAATGTTTTAAGTATTTGTATATTAAGACAATGAACGATATAATGCTAGAGGCCAATAACCTTTAGCATTTTTTATTTTAAGGACGAAAAGAATGTCTCTTCAAGAAAAATCAAAATTAACAATCCCTGCAATCGAAATTTTAAAAGAGGGTATTTCCCTTTTGGAAGAACGTGCCGGAGCCTATAAATCAACAAACGATCA